TTCACTTTTTTTCTTAGTATTAGGATTGGTTACCTTAATAGTATGAGATAATTTAGGCATTGTCTCAAAGAACTTCTCAATACCTTTAAATTGAGTTGAGTTCATAGACTCAAGAAATTCACTCATTTCTTTCTTGGTACAATCAGCAGTTGCCCATACTTCTTCTTCCGTATATATTTTATCAATACAACTAGCAATCAAATCAAATGATTGTTGCATTGCATTCTTTTCATCAAACTCAAAGTTGTTTTTAATAAACTGATCAAGAGATGGATACTTAAGTTCCATCATAATATTATCATCAAGTTTGATTTGATTATCATGGTTATCACTTTTCTGAACTTGAATGTCATCCAAGTTAATAGTAACTGGGACTTGAGTTTCACCATCATCAGGACATATAACATTAACTTCTAATTCTTCTCCAACAGATTTACCTCTGATGTTAAGGAACAAAAATTCAATATCAAATGTAGGAAGAGTTTCTACTTTAATTCCTTTGGTAAGAACACAACTCTTAAGCACTGCTTTGATTGCAGTAGTTATTTGTTTAGTATCTTCACTTTCTAAGGCAATCACCAAAACTTTTTCCTCTTTCACAAGGAAAGGTCTATATCTAATTGTCTCACCTGACGAAGGTAACTCCAACTCATAGGTAGGAGTCGCAATTTTTGGTAAAGGCATAATATCCTAATACAATTCAATGTACTTTATTTATACCCCTTTTCTAAAACCTTGAGTTTATGAATCCTCTTGCAACACCACCAGCAATATCACCTAGAAGATCATTACCAGTTAATCTATCTACACCAGCATTAACTAACCCACCAACTATACCTCCAGCATTAAAGTTTGCTTGTTGAATAGGATTTAATGCAGCACTGAAAGTAGAATCCGTACTATCTACAATTAGATACCTTAGATACGTCATTGATACAGTGCATTTTAATAATGAAGATGCCTCATATGAAACTGGCATTGATGTTATCTGTATGGGATATGACCTAAAGAATTCATACTCTAAAGATTGTCTTCTATCTTTCTCAAATTTTCTTACCTTTAATCCTTGGTCTGCAACATAGTTATCAGGATAATTTAATCTATATGAATAATTTTTTGACTTTGCATCTATCACATCTTCATTAACAACCGACTTCATCCATGTTTCAAAAAATTGAATCGGTAAATACTCTGAAGCATCAACATAAAATGTTAAATCTAATCTATCATCAAATACTTTTCTATGTGCATATCTCTCAGTAACTCCAGTAAAATCATTATTAATTTCCATTGTTGCCAAGGAAGAACCAGGTAAAGATGCTTCCGAACACATTAGATTTAATGTGTCATTTGTTTGCAATCCAGGCGAGAGATTAGGGATAGGAACCTCTACCTCAAATACAGAAGTTAATGCTGGTCTTAGTAAATCTGATTTGATTTTTGAAACAGATCTTACTTTTCCTAGTTGTGCCATCTATAAATAATTTTTACCTTATATATTATGTATGGCCGAAAGTAAAAAGAGTTTATACAGACCATCTTTTCCCAAGAAATATAAAGGTAATCCTAATAACATTATCTGTCGTAGTTCTTGGGAGACTAAGTTCTGTGGTTGGTGTGACTTAAATGAAAACATTGTAGAGTGGGGGAGTGAAGAGTTCTTTATACCCTACCGTGCTCCTGATGGTAAGGTTCGGCGTTATTACCCAGACTTTATCATTAAAGTAAAAGAAAATACAGGTCAACTTAGAACCTATGTAATAGAAGTTAAACCTCTAAAGCAAACTAAACCACCTAAACCAAAAAAGAAAGTGACCAAATCATATATCTACGAGTGTAAAACCTATGCTATGAACCAAGCAAAATGGAAAGCAGCAGATGAATGGTGCAAAGATAAACGAATTGAGTTTAAAATTATTACTGAAAGAGAATTAGGTATAAGATAATGCCAAGAAAAACCCTCAAACAAAGAGCAGAAAGAGATGCTGCCAAAGCAAGAGAACAAGATTCATTTGGATTTAATGCTGCAGAAGATGCAGAAGATAATCGTGTCAGACAATTTCTCAGTGAATTAAATAATGAAACTAATGACCCTGAAGAAATGATGTTAGAAATAATGGGTGCATTAAATGACACAGTTACTCCTATACCTGAAGTAGGAGGTTTCTATACCTTTGTATATAATGCAAAGACACCTGGTAAACCATACGATCAACATCCATTGATTGCTTGTACCTCATTAGAACGATGGGGATTCAAAGGATTGAACTTTCATTGGAGAAAATCTAGAAATTATTCGTGGAATGAACTAGCAGGTCAACTTTATATCGTACAACGTAATGAACTTGATGACCTTCTTAATATACCTTATGCCAAATTCATATTCAATCCTCGCTAAATAGTTAAAAAATCGTATAATGCCAGAATATTACGGTAGTTCCGCAGTTAAAGATCAATTTAAAGCAGGGAATCTACCAGGACAATACTATACATTAACCGATACAAAGACAGGTGTAATAACTGTTAAGAGGAAGGGTACTGTCAGTGGTAATACTTCTGGGTTGGGAGCGAGTGCGTTGACAGAAACAACAATTGGCACAATAGATCCTAAGAGTAAAAAGTTTTCAAGTACTGGAGGTAGTGGAACTGCTGGAGAAAATACATTTTTTAATTCTTCGGAAGGAACTACTGATGCTAGACAATCAGCACAGACAGTTACAACAAAAGCAATAGCACAAGGTGGAGATAGTTATAGAGGAGCAGTCGAAAAAACACAAGAATTATTTAAAACAAACAAATCTGCTAATGAAGAAGCCTCAGGAGATGCTTCGATAGCAGATGCAGAAAAAACACCAGGTGGTGCTCTATCAACAGCAGCAAGTAATGATCCAAATGCAAAAGGAACTAGGACATCTTTTCCTGGTGCTCGTGGCAGTGCTCCACTCACATTTCCTGAAGGTATAGGAAGAACTGACCAAGATGTAATTAAATTTAATATGCTGGAGTATGTACCCAAAGGTCTTACTTCAAGTGGTGGTTCATTCGGTCCTTCTGATAGACCTAAAGGTAGAAAAATTATTGGTAGTATTGTGTTACCAATACCAGCAGGAATTGGAGACCAAACTAACGTAAGTTGGGGACCAAACTCTATGAACGTTGGTCAAATGCAAGCAGCAGGAATTGCTAAAGAATTGATGGGTGATACAGCAGAAAAAAGTGCAATCGATGGCACAATAGATGCACTATCAAGTAATAGTCCTGCTGTTAAAGAAGCAATTCAAAATGCTTTAGCTGCTGCAGCAACTGGAGGAAATCCAAATGCACTTCTAGGAAGAACAACAGGTAATATATTGAATCCAAATATGGAATTATTATTCAATGCTCCTGCACTGAGACCATTTAATTTTAACTTCTTATTATCACCAAGAAATACCCGTGAATCTAGAACCATAGTAAAAATTCTTAGGTTCTTTAAACAAGGAATGGCTCCTATCAGAAGCGAATCAAATTTATTCCTCAAGTCACCTCATACATTCCAGATGCAATACCTACATAGAGGTAGTAGGGATCATAAGTTCTTAAATAAATTCAAAGAGTGTGCTCTACAATCATTAGGTGTAAACTATACACCAAATAATAACTATTCAGTATATGAAGATGGTTCAATGCAAGCATACCAAATGAACATGACCTTTACTGAAATCGAACCAGTATTTAATGATGAATTCCCAAGTGATGGCGACTCATCCATAGGTTTCTAAAATGTCAAGTTATTTCAAACAAGTTCCAGACTTTGAATATGTTAGTAGACTTCCTGATGCAGGGATATCTGACTACATCAAAGTAAAAAATCTTTTTAAGAAAGGTTATCTTAGAGAAGATATATTTCAAGACACAACTGTCTTCACTAAGTATGAAATTAAAGGTGATGATAGACCAGATAATGTTGCCTTTGATTTCTATAAGGATTCTTCACTAGACTGGTTAGTTCTTCAGTGTAATAATATTATCAATATACAGTCTGAGTGGCCTATGTCACAACAAGACTTTGACAGATACTTACTAGACAAATATAACAACTTTCCCTCACCATTCACATCTGCATATGATTGGTTATATAATGGTGTCCACCATAACGAAACAAAAGAAGTAAAGAATAGTGCAGGTACAGTCATTGTTCCAGCAGGTCTTAATGTTGCTGCTGGTATAGGAGTTACATTCTATGATTACTTTATGGATGGAGAAACTAGAGCAGAAAAAATTACTACTCCAGTAACTAACTATGAGTATGAATCAAAGATAGAAGATAAGAAGAGAAATATATTCCTACTCAAACAGAGATACTTAAATGTTGTCAGAGATGATATGGAAGAAATCATGGCATATAAAAAAGGTTCCAGTCAGTATGTGAATGGAACCTTAAAAAGAGGAGAAAATATTAGACTATATTCTTAGTTATTCGTCAGCAAGTTGTTGAAAATAACTCAGAGCATCATCTTCATCAGATGATTTAGATGCTACAGGTGCAGCAGCTACTGGTTCTCTACTCTTGAAATCAGGAGTAAATGATCCACGACTATTATCTTCATTTAAAACCTCTTCGTCTACACGACGAGCAGGTTGCTTATGTCCTAAGACATAATCCAAACGCTTCTTCAGGTCATCATATGACTTGAATTGGTCTGGTGCAGTAACAGCAGCAAGTGAATACTGCTTCTTCCACAATGCCTCTAGTGCATCGTCATCTTCAAGAACAGGAGATACTTTATCGAACTCTGACTTATCATAGTTCCAGTAACCATCCTTCTTGACAATCTTCAACTTGAAGTTAGCACCTTGCCAGAAGTCAAAAGGATTGATTGGTGTTTCATCCTCAAATTCAGGCTGCATTGCTTCCATAATCTTATCGAAGATCTTCTTACCAAACTTGTAGAGGAATACTCCACCCTCGTTCTGAGGATTGGTAGGATCTTTTACGACATAGACGTTTGCATAGTAGGAAAGCTTACGCTTCTGTCTACGAACAACATCCTTGTCGGATTCATTACCACTGTTCCAGAGTTCACGATTGTACTCTGAGACTGGATCCTTGCCACCTGTTGTGGTCAAAGAGTTTTCAATATACCAACCACCTGGTCCTTGGAAAGCATGGGAATAAACCTTTGCCCAAGGAATATCTTCACCTTCTGGTGCTGGTAAGAAACGGAGAACGGCATAACCGTTACCTGTTTTATC